TAAGGCATCCTTAACCTTTTGAGCTATTGATGAAGTTTCCTTAGTGACTAAGGCATCCTTAACCTTTTGAGCTATTGATGAAGTTTCCTTAGTGACTAAGGCATCCTTAACTTTTTGGGCTATAGATGACTCTTTAGATAAAGTATTTTTAGTAACTAAAGCATCCTTAACTTTTTGGACTAATACTTTCTTAGGAGATACTTTAACATCTAACGCGCCGAATCCCTCACTAACTGGGAAGACTTTGTTTTGTGGGGAAGGTGTCGCTCCATCATTAATATATGAAATATTCGGAGATACTACGAGTTTATCTTGAGGATGAGTAATAGCTACATTACCAAATTTATCAGATATAGTAAATGGTCCTTTATTTGAGACTGTAGAACCATCTTTTACCTTTTGGGGTTTAGGTGGTGGAGTCGGTTTCTTTTCTTCTTCTAATATACCTAAACTGGTCATAATACTCACCACAGAGTCAGGGAGTAAATTTTTAAATATGTCTTTAGTTTTACCTATTATTCCTGAGTCGAGGTTAAATATATTTGAGAAAGTAGATTTAATATTATCAATAGGACCTTTAGCAAATCCTTCAATTGAACCCCAAATTTCTTTACCTTTTCCTTTAATAGAACCCCAAATTTCTTTACCTTTTCCTTTTATACCTTCCCAAGCAGCATCAGCTGTTGAAGTTATACTCCCCCAGATAGATTCACCGGTACTTTTAATTGAATCCCATATTCCAGACCCAAATCCTTTTATACCTTCCCAAGCTCCATTGGCTGTTTCTGTAATAGAATTCCAAGTATCCGCTCCTATTGTTTTTACAGAATTCCAAGAGTCTGTTGCTTTACCTAAGATAGTATCCCAATATCCTGAAGCTTTTTCTGTGATCCCCCCCCAAACGTTTTCTCCTGTAGTTTTTACTGAAGACCAAACTTCAGATGATTTTTTAGAAACTGATGTAAAAGCATCTCCTAATCCTTTTTTAATTTCATCACCATATTCTTTAACCACACCAATTCCACCACCAATTACTCCCCCCACAGCTCCTCCTATAGCTGTACCAACCCCAGGAACAACACTACCTATTGTAGCACCTATTCCAGCTCCTGTAGCTGCTGAGCTACCTATAGAGGCTAATTTACTTGTTGTTTCAGCTTTCCCAGCTTCTTTTAAGAGTTTTTGGCGTTCTTCTTCAGTAGTAGCTTGAGCTGCTAAAGCACGTTTTTCAGCGGCTTCATTTTTCTTTTTATTAGCAGCATAATCTAAAGCTAAGCCTCCAAGTAAACTTCCAATTCCACCTGCCGCTCCTTTAGCTAATTTTAAACCTGTAGAAGCTACTTTACCTACTCGGGCAGCTGTAGAAACAGCTTTACCAGCTTGAGCAGCTGTGGAAGCGGCTTTACTAGCTTTAGTAGCTCCTCCAACAAATGAAGATCCTTTACCTGTTATTAATCCTTTAGCAGCTCTAGCCAATCTGGCTCTCCCTACTTTCCCAGCTCTTCCTCCTTTAAAAGCATCTTTAGCGTAAGACATTAAACCTTTAGCTCCACTTCTAAATCCACCACCAATTCCTGCTTTTCTTCCTTTTACTTGATTAAGAGCATCTCCCATCATACCTTTATCTCCTCCTCCTATATCACTAGCGTTAGTAACTTCAACATACATTGGGTTACTAGATGAGGTACCTAAATTTTCTTTTTCAGATTTGGTCATACCAAATACTTTACCAAAACCTAATTTTGAACTAATGTTGTTTCCAAGAGTTTTACCTAAATCTACAGCTTTATCCCCAGCCATTTTAAGCAAGCTACCACTAGCACCTAAAACAGCTTTAGTAAGTTCAGGGGCTACTTTATTACTTAAAGTTATAGCTAAAGCTCCCCCACCTAATAATTTGACTAATGTTGGGTTATTTTGAATAAAAGCATCAACTTTATCTATTGTTTCTTTTACCTTATCAGAAATTCCTTTTATTTTTCCTACAAAATCTTTAATATCCTCAGCTAATTTTTTAGCGTCTATATTTTTAATATATTCAACTACTTCACTTAAAATATCAGACATGCCTCCAAGTACTCCTGAAGCTGTTTTATTAGCGTCTCCCATACTAAAGAGTTCACCAATTACTTCTCCAACTTTAGAGTAAATAGCCCCAAACACATCAAATATTTGTGAAAATATCTTTTTTATTTCAGGCCCATGTACCTTAAAAAATTCAACAAGTTTTAAACCTATATCATTTAACTTTTCACCTAATTTTCCAACAGGGCCTTCAGCCATATCTTTAAAACTCTTTCCACCTTCTCCAACTAACTTTCCAAAAGCTTTAAAGAAAGGTTGCATTTTATCTATTAAGATCTTTCTTAGATCTTGAACATACTGTACTATTTGTCTAAAAGCTTTAGCCACAGGTAACATAGCTTGAGCCATCTCCATTTGAGTAGCTACTAACTGTCTTTGACGAAGTTCATCCTGTTTAGCATAAGCTACTTGAGCTACTTGTTGAGATAAAGCATCATTACCATATTTTTGCCTAAACTTAGCGGCTGCTTTTTCAGCATCCCCTGTTTCTTTAAGCATTTTATTATATTCTTCTTGAGCTTGGTTCATATCATCTAAACCAGTCCCTGCTAATAATTCTTGAGTTTCAAGAGTTTTAGCTAACTCATCACGTGTCATACCAACAGCTGCTGCTAAAGCTTCTTGTTGAATGACATTCTTTTTACCAAATTCAGCTGCTGAACCTATATTTTTAGCTAATTCTTTAGCTAAGGTAGCTGAGTCACCCTGTAAAGCGGCTTGTCTAGCTCTTTCAAGGTTCAAGTCCTTACCAAGGAGTAACTCAGCTTCCATTTCCTTAGCTATAGAGTCTTCAAAATTAAGTAAACTCCCACCTATATCTTCAAGTTTACTCATTTCCAAACCTAAAGCTTTAGCTTGAAATGCTGCTTCTCCTAAGCTCTTACCTTGACCTCTAAATGTTAATCTTGTAGCTGAGCTAGCTTTGGCAACTTCTTGTAAAACTTCTTTTTGAGAAACTGCTGAGTTATTAATAGCTTTTAAATACATTATCTCTTCCTCATATCCTGCTAAAGTATCATTAACATTTTTACCTTGCAGTTGAGAAAGTTTAACAAATTGGGCTGCTTCATCAGCGGCAAATCCTGCACGTTCTATTAGCCTATTATATGAACGAGCTGTTTCATCCGAGAACTTCTGTGTGGTACCAAATTCCTTATTAAGTAATACCATATTCTCGGCTAATTTCTCAGGAAATGCGCCCATTTCACTACTAAATTTAGCTACTTGATTAGTTAATCCTTTAGCTTCTTTAGTTGAAACACCTAAATCAGTAGCTATTTTTTCAGTAGCTAATGATAATTCTTTCATTAAAGCTTCACCTTCTTTAAAAGAATCCATAAAACCTTTTACACTAAAAAAAGAATTTTTAATATAATCAATGCCCTCAGAAAATAAACCTCCAATTTCACTAACTACTTGTTTAGCGGGGCTAATTAAAAAGTTAAAAACTCCTGAAAGTCCTTTTTGGAGTATTCCTTTAATAGTAGAAATAGCTCCTCCAAAAGTTTTGCCTAAAGCAGTAACTATAGCTGCTAATTTAAGTTCTGGGATTATCCCTTTAATGGTGGCTATTAAACCTGCACCAAATACTTTTATTCGGGCTCCAAGTAAACCAGTACTCTCATCACCCCTCTCAATAGCTTTAGCCATTTCTTCAGCAGCTTTTTTACCTTCTTCTAAACCTAAAGCTACAGCGGCACTTTTAACACCTAAACCTTCTAACAACCCCCCAGCAAATCCTAAAGTAACATTAAATAATCCTTGATTTTTTTCTATTCTTTTTTGCTTTTTAAGTTGTTCTTCTAAAAACTGATTAATTTTTTCTGTTTCTCCTCTAGCCTCTAAAGCTTGTAAATATTGTTTTTGACCTATATCAAGTTGAAGATAACTAATGGATAATTCCTTTTTTTTATTATCTAATAAAACTTTACTATTAGCTACATCAACCAAACCCAGCCCTGCTTCCTTTTCAGCTATTTTTAATTCTTTATTTTTAGATTCAAGTGTTTTATTAGCTATATCATATTCTTTCTCAGATAATGTGTAAGTATCTAAGTAAGCACTATAAAGATCATCAGCATCTTTTTTTGCTCTTCTAGCCGCTGCTATTGCTTTTTTATTACCACTTTCTATAACGGCTGCTAATTCTTGTTGTTTAGCTAATTTAAAAGCTGCTAATTCTTCTTCTCTAGCTTTTTTAATGTCATAAGCATCTTTATCTATAACTCCTAAAGCCTCAGCTGCTGATATTTCGGCTTGTTTTTGTTCAGTCTTTAATAAAGTTAATTTTTCAACTTGGCTTATTTGTTCAGTGTTAAGTTCTTTAACTATATCACCATATGTTTTTTCTAAATTATTTACTTCTTTTTGCTTCTTTTGATATTTTTCAAGGTTTTCAAGTTTTTCTTTACTTAATTTTGAAGCTAAAGAAATTAAAGTGTTATCTAATTTAATTTGATCTTTAGTAACCTCTTTAATCTTATTGTTAACCTCTTTAACACTTGAATACTCAGCTGTAAGATTACGAGCTGTAGTGTTAATAGATTTTAAAATCTTTAAAGTTTCAGATTGGTCTCTATTAACTTGTTGACTTCTATTGTTTAATCTTCTAAAAGCATCAACTAAGTCAGAAGTTCTTGAGGTAATTAAACCAATAAACTCAGCAGCATCATTTAAAGAGCTATTAAATTTTTCTTGATTATTTAGTTGTTCTTCAGAAGCCATAATAAAAAAATGGTTTATTATAAATATTAAAGGGTAACGCTTTTAACGTTACCCTTTTTATTATACCCTTTCCCCAGGCCTAATATCTGAAGGAGGAGCTTCAAAATTGATTGAACGAGTTTTACCTTTACCTGTTTGAACTGTAGAGTTTTGAGATTCATTTTTGTCTTTATAATGCCTAAGTAATTTATTATATGTAAATTTTCTTAACCATATAGGCATATTATAAATAGTATGCCAATCAAATCCCCCATTCCCATGAAACACTATATCGTGTATCATTTCAAACATGTGTATTCTATACTCAGGCGTCAGGCCAAAAAAACGTGACCCCGATAGGAATCTTTACTTTATCTTGAACATCTCCACCATCTTCTGGGTAGAAGTCAAATGTAAGATCCATATCGGGTTGTATCTCCTTAATATGTTCTCTTAGCGCTCTTGAATCACGAGCTAAGAAATGATTATCAACAAAGTCTCTAATAGTTTTCTTGGAATCATCACCATTAACAGATAAAATCATTTGTTTTAATCTGGTTGATAACTCAGGAGAAGCTAATTTGTTAATTTTCTTTAAACCTTTAACTTCAGCTTCAACAGCTTTTTCATCCTTATTACTTAAAATCTTAAAAGTAACATGAGTGCCTGAGTGAGGTAAGGTATATTTAAATTCATTAGTATGAGGTTCAACTAAATGTTCTTCATTAATCCATTTAGGTTCAATTTCTGAAAGATCTACTGTTGTTTCTTGACCCTCATACTCAAAAGTATAGTCTTTACCGTAACCTAAAATACGAGATGCTACCATGATTGCATTTTTATCTCCTACTACAAGATCATCATAATTAATCTTTGATATAATCAATGATTGCATCAACTTATCAAGAACAATACCTTGTTTAATGTAATTTTGGTTAGTTAAGATATCCTCTTCTTTAGCTGTCATATACTTCATTTCAATCTTTCCTGAAGATAGAGGGTTGTCTTTAGGATAGAGTAAACCTTTAGATGGTAATTCTATAATTTCTGTAGGGAAATCATACTTAGGTTTAACTAGCTCAGCTGGTTGAGTTGGAGTAACAGGATCTGTTACTATAGGATTTAGTTGATGTGTTTCTTCACTCATATTAGTAATAACTTTTTTAAGATAAATGTTTATTTGATATAAATATATAGAGAAATAAAAAGAGCGCACTTTCGTGCACTCTTTCTAATAGGATTTCTATATTGATATTAGTAATTCAATACGCAGTAGTCAGGAGCTAAAGTCATTGTAATATTTACAGCTGCACTTTCATTGTCCCACCCATAATCACCAAAGTTAGCATCTACAATGAAGCATCCTTTTAATACCCACTCAGAGACGATGTCACCTACAGGTCCTAAGATATTTAATGTTACATCTTTCTTATAGAAGTCAGAGTAACCATCTCTACCTGTCACTGATTCGTGGTGTAATCTAACCCATTCCATAATAGTTTGTGTACCTGATGGAGAGATTGGATCATGAAGTGTTAACTGAACATTACCCCAAGTTGTTTTACCCTTAACTTTTCTGTACACGTTAATATGGTTAAGAGTTACTTCGCCTTGTGTTAATGAAATCGCTCCGACACCCTTAATGAAATATGAGGGAACACCATCAACTAACATTATGTATCTATTCTGCTGTTTGGGTTCAAACGCTGTGAAAAATATTTCGTTTGGATCTAAAATTGCCATTTTTTTATTATTTTAATATTGTTATTTATACATATTAATTAAACTAATTCTATTATGCTGGGAATTCAGCTCCTGTTGGGAGAATATTGAAATCCAATACAATAAATTCAGCAGTTTTAACTGGCTGTAGATAGATCGCACCTCTCAATTCATTTCTGTCAATTACGTCAGGTCCATTGTTTGAAGTATCCATTACAACTTTAAACGCATATAAACCTTGGTTTTGTTGAACTGTTTCTAAGTATGGGTTAATTACACTTAAGAAGCTGTTTCTAGTTTGTAATGAATTAGGTTCAAATACTAAGTTTTGAGAGACAGTACCAATGTATGATTTTAGAGTAATCAATAGTCTTCTAACATTAACTCTATCAAGAGCAGAAGCTACAGTTTGTAGTGTTTTCTGACCATAAACCACAACACCAGTCCCAGGGAATGTAGCAATTGGGTTAACTTTAGCATTATAAAGAGTATCTCTTAGTCCTCTTGGCAATGTTTTTTCTGGTGTTACAACATTAGGCATTGTACCTCTGGTAAAGCCAGCAGGAGCAAACCAAGCTTCAGAAGTATTGTCATTATAGACATAGACTGAAGGTATAATTGTTGAAGCAGGACACCAAACATTAGCGCCAGTGTTTTCATCCTTAACTAACAACCAAGGCCAGTAAGCAGCAGCGTAATTAGTGTTTAAAAGATTAGCTTGGGTTACAACAGCTGAGGTTGAAGAATTATAAGCTACTAAGTCAATAGGTAAAATACTATCACCTCTAGTAGTAGTGGTTGTAACAAGAGTATCAAGGACAGTTTTATGTGTTGCAAAACTATAAATTAAACCAGGAACACTAATAACATTATAAGCATATTGGTCTTTATTCTTTAATAAATTTAAAGAAGCTGTATAATTATCAGCTGTTAAACCTTGAGTATTAGTGTTTGTAATATCTTTATACCATTTAGTATTACTATCAAATACATCACCAGTAGCATTTCCAAATGAACCGCTTTGTAGTGCGGGCATAGAAGATGTAAAGGCAGGTTTAAAATTACCAGCGCCATCTAAATAATAAGGAGTAGGTTTAGCAACACTACCAACAACTATATACTTACTCTTATTTGGATATTCACCAGTTACAGAAACAAAAGAATCAGTTCCATCAACACCTGTACTAAATTCTTGATTACCAATTACTTTAGCAATATAATCTTCTCTAGTTGGGTCAAGAGAAACTCCTCTCCATGTTTCAAGAATATTCTTATCAGAAGTTCTATCATCACCTTGTCTAACTAGAAGTGTAAATACTCCTGAAGCGGTATCAACTTGAGAGATTTCCCATCTTAAATTATAAATTGACCCTGAAACTAAAGTCCCAGAAGTCTCAGCACCTGTACTATTCATAATAGTACCTTGGGAAATAGTCTTTAAGGTAAGGGCATTATTAGTTCCTGTTCCCCCAACACTTCCTGTGGTTATAGCTGAAGAAGTAGCGGCTGTAAATGTTCCATTAGCAACTCTAGTAACTAATAAATTAGTTCCACCTTGTTTAAAGTAATTTTGAGCTGAGATAGCTGTAAAGTGTGAGTAGGGAAGACCACCACTAACTATAGCTCCTCCAAATTTAACTAAATAGTCACTATAAGTAGTGACAGTTGTTGGTATACCAACTGGTCCTAACACTGTAGGACCCACAATAGCCGCGCCTATAGGAGCGGCCGCCGCCTCAAGGACGGTAGGGACATTTTCATTGTAAAATACCCCTGGGGAGATTATCTGTTCTGCCATGTTGTTTAAAAAAGGTTAATATATATTGTCTTAAATAAATACCATGGAAAATTTCAAAAAAATTAGGTTTTAGTAAAAATCCCCTCTTCAATATTTATTGTACCATTACCATACTTTTGAATTAATTCTTGGGCTAAGTCTTTTTCTTTAGTTCTTATACTTTCTAAAAGTTCTAATAAACCTTTTTTTTGTAGTTCAAGAAGTTGAATTTGATATTCAAGTTGTCCAAATGAATTAATTAAAGAGTCCTGTTGGTCTTGTAAATTTTTGATTTGAAGGATTTCACTATCTTCTAATTTTATAACATTTTCCATGGATATAAATATGGAAATTTTCTTATAAAATCAAAGATTAGTATTGATGTCTTCTATAAAGTTATTAGATGTAGATCTACCTAAATTTTCAACATTTTCTGAAGAAATGTTAATAGTTGAGTCACTAGAAAATTTCTTAACAGCATTAAGATCCTTTTGGATTACATCAGGAATTATATATCCATTTAATTTTATCTCAAAAGATCCCCTAACTGTACGTTGCTGACCAACATTTAACTCAGTTATAGTTTGATATTAACCTATATTAGCTTTAAATTTAAATCTTTGAGGATCACCCCAATATGAATCAGCCGCATAGTTAATAGCTTCTACAATTTTGTTTAATTGTTCCATATAATATGTGTATATCATACAAGAATAATTAAGAGTAACAAAATCAGGTATTACAACTGCTTGGTAAGTTTTAATAGGAGTAGCTCCATTTAATACACTTAATTGATTGTAAAAATTTTGTTTAGTGTATTTTTGTTGAAAAACAGCATAAGTTTGAGGAAAATTAGAGTCAACTTTAGAAGTCATACCTCTATTTCTATCAATAGATGTTCTCTTGTACATGATAAGAGGAGCCATAATCCTACCATTAACATCTTTATAATATCCATCATGTTGGACTGATTTCCACCTTTCAGGTGAACCATAAATTACAGGGACAGCTACTCTAGCTCCATTTTGAGAGACGTAAGGTTTTATAACATTATCAAAGTAATATTTAATAGTCTCGTCAATATCTTTTAATCCTATAGTAAAGGGTTTCCAAGAATCATCTTTAAGAGAAA